AGAACATCCGATTCTTAGAATCGAACCAAAGATAGACAAACGCTTCGTAATCCATTATGAATAGATTATGAATAGAAGAGTTCGAGTCCTGACTTGCGAAAGATCTTCTTCTTTGCATTCTTCTTCTTCTTTTCTTTCTTCGCCAATTGTTTGAGTTCTGTATCTCTTTGACGAAGTTTCTGTGCCTTCAACCTAACACGATCAATAATACTTCCTGCATTTGCAACATTACCAAAGTCTGCGAATTGACTTACATCCGCATGTTCCATGTACTTCTCCTTTATGTCCTGATACTTCTTCTCCTTTTGAATTCTTCGGAGAAACGCATACCAGACAATCTGTGTGAAGTACGCAAACGCATTGGGTAATCCTGTTCGTGTTGCCTTTTCAACATCATAATTCATAATGGCTTTGATACAATTCTCAACTCCATCCATGACCATTTCTTCTCGATATGTGTAACCAATAAAGTTTGGTTTGCGTGATAGTCCTTCTGCGATCTTCAGAAAACAACTTCCGATGTATTCCGGAATCTTAGGATCATCATTATTCCTTTCTCTTGCTTCAGTTACTAGGTTTACGTAGTCAACTACTGATTGAGAAAATTCTTTATTGTTCACATAATGTGGCTTATCTTTAGGTTTTACTTTCATAATATAGAGCTACTATAACATAATTTAAGAAAATGTAAAGAAAAAAATAAAAAGGTTGACAAGTATTTACAATAAGTGTATAATACTCAAAGTATCAAAAAGGAAAGCAATAGAATCAGTTCTTGTCTGGATATTTCAATCTCTTTTGATATAGATCCATAAGAGGATCAATAGTAGAATCAATAGTAGGATCCTTCTTATCAAGATTATAAGAATGTATTTCATCTAATATAGATTGAAACTGCTCTTCATCAAAGGCTCCATGCAATTTATCTAAGAAATTATATTTAAGGTAATCTCTCTTTAAAGATACAGGTGCCTCTGTCTTTGCTATGATTTTATTGCAATGTAATTCTATGGGTTGAGCTGGAACCTTCTCCTCTTCGTACTCAGGTTGAAACATCCATTTCTCTAATGAAATATTGCCCTTTCTACCCTGTTTGATTGAGACCGGAAGATCAAGAAAGAGGATATCAAAGTTAGGATCATAATCCATCTCTTCAGCCATAATGTAACTTCCATCCGATAATCGATAAGAATGGATATTTATGTCCTCTGCTCCGTCCATCAGAGCATCCAAGATTGCCTTCCACTCAACGTTCATATTGGTACTTCGTATGTTTTAGTTTTAAACTTTTCCTTTGCATAAATTTTTATGCGTTCTATAGCGTGATTCAAAGTATAGTTCTTTTTACTTTTCCAAGAAAGATCATCAGCTATATCAAAAACAGTAGTTGGTTTTCCATCGGTAGTTTTCCTTAGTCCTCTACCTATGGATTGTAGAACTCTTATTTGAGACTTTGTTGGAGATGCAAACACTATGTTATTCAGATTAACTATATTTATACCTGTAGAAAACGTACCAACAGATGCGACTATGATTGCGTTCTTTTCTTTCTCAGTAATCTCTCTTATTCGTTCTCTTTCCTCGGCATTGACTGCACCCGATACAAAGAACACCTTTCTCTTACCCTTTACCTTATTCTGAAAGAGCTCATAGAGAGGTTTGCCATGTTTCTGTACGAGATTGTAAAGAACCAAAGAATTACCCTTTTGATCACATGTAAGATTGACAATGAACTTATTTCTCTTCTCGTAGGATACAATGTAATCAATTTCATCGGAATATTTCAAAGGCTTTACGATCTTTCGTGATTCATCTGGATACTTCAGAACTAAACATTTGATGTTCAATTGAGCGAGAGTATCTGAATCGATAAGTTCCTTTGTGGTTGTAACCTTGTATTGTGGCCCAAAATTACCTTCTAACACAAGTTGATTGACCATCGCATTGTCTAGTGTTCCGGTAGTTCCTATGCGATAATCTGCATTGACCAAACGATTCATAATCGTAGTCAAACTCTTTGCCTTGAATGTATGGGCTTCATCACCAATCACCATACCATACTGAAAGAACCATTGAGCAGGTAGTTTGATTGCGCTCTGCCATGTAGTAATTACAACCGATGCGTCAAAGTTAAACTTCTCTTTTCCGGAATAGATTTGATGTATCTCCGATTCGGCATCAAAGGTATCATCAAGAGCGGAGTAGTTCGCAAAGTCCTTTGACATCTGAGCTACTAAAGATGTAGTCGGAACAACGATCAATGAGATCAATCCCTTATTGGAATTGTCGAGAAAATAACGCACCAAAAGATATATGATAAGAGATTTTCCAGATCCTGTCGGAGATAGAAGAATACATCTTTTATGACGAGCAGCGTGGATGAAGGCATCCAACTGATAATCCCGAGGATTAATAGACTTGCCGTTGATAGAAATATGAGATTCTTCGATGTATTTTTTGAGATCATCCTTTTCCGGCCATGAAAACCTTATTGATTCGTCAACATTGATATCGTATCTTCGTTCTGTTGCGAAGTCTAATGTTTGAGTGAGAAGTCCATAGGGAAGTTGTTGTGTTCGAAGATCGAAGAGTCGTATCTTTCCATCCCAAAACTTATTGCGATAGGCTGGCATGAATTTATATCCATCCGCAAAGAAGGTATAATACTCATACAATTCACGAAGGATACCCGAATCTTCCGACTCGATGATTAACTTCGCTTCGTTCTCTTTAGAAACCTTTAGCATTACATACCAGAAGTAAACTTCTGAAATTCAAGAACATTTTTAATGGACTGGTGTTTCCACTTAATGTTGTCAACGATTTCTCGCAGAGTTTCCTCTAGAGTTTTGAGGTAGGCAATCCTTTCTTCACTCTTTTGTAGATCCTCATCGGATTCAAAGAAATAGTGAAAGTCTGACTTCAAAACTTTGAGTCCATTGAACGGATCATACGGCCATCCATACTCCTCGATCTTTTCCTTAGAGAGTTTACCCGAGAAGTGTAACCATTTATCACGCAATAGAACCTTTTGAGCCATCTCCTTCTTTTTGAGTTGCAACTTAATTATGCTATGCAATTCAAGATATTTTGCGTGATTCTTACTGTTCTCTTTCGAGGCTTCGTCTAAACATACTGTATCGATTTGCGAGTCCTTCTTCCACATCGCAAGGATTTCATCAAGTGTCATCATATAAAAGTATTTATTACTTTATAATATTAAATTCGCTGTATCTAAATGTAACGTCGGCTTGTAAGTATTCTACGTCTGTTGCCTGTGTGGTGAACTCTACACCACTTAAAGAAGTTGGAAATGCATCATGAAATTGAAACTCTTTATTTCCATTATTGTGATTTGAGAGAACCGTTAAGATCATATCAGAAAAGTCCAGTCCAACATCTCGATTCTTAATCATCCAATCGAAGATTTCGGTATAGTTCTTCATGTCTTCATCAATCGCAAAACGAAGAGAAAGAGAATCAAATCCAACAGTATCCCCAGCCTGAAAAGAGGTGTGTCCTCTAAACCCCTGAGCAGATTCACCCAAAGTCACTGATGGGATCGTAAATCCTGTAATAAAATACTCAACATTCGCAAATCGATTACGGTTGATCGTAAGACGAAATCCAGTGGGTGAAAGAAAATTAAAATTTGTTGTAAGTCCCGCCATAGATGTATTTATAAAAAAGAAGGGCCTCCAAACGGAGACCCTTCCAAAGATTATGAACTAATTAGAATTAGCTACCTACGTTGATGCTACCAACGCGGATGCTGCGGAAGTATTGGTTGCTGTTAGCAGAACCGATACCAGCAGATGTGGTAACAAACGGGTTGGCTTGTAGACCGTAACGGGTCTTGAAAGCGATCTTCGGTTGGAAGGTCGTTTCATCAACTGCACGTACCATCGTGAGAGGAACGTATGGGCAGTAGAACAATCCAGCATCGTAAGGGTTAGATCCACGGAATCCAACAGTGGCGTAATCACCAGTTGTGTAAGGATCGACGTAAACCTTCATGCGACCGTTAAGAACACCAGCAAATGTGTTTCCGGTGTCGTCAACGTTGAGGTTAGAACTGATGTTAGAAGCGTAGTCGAGTTGACCAGCGGCAGCCAAGGCAGAAGCAACGTTGCTAGAGCAGATAACGAAGTTACCTTTTCCGCGACGAGTTTCCTTTGCGATAGCGTTAGCTTCAACTTCCAACTGGTAGATCAAGCTCTTGAACTTTTCAACAGCCCAACGTCCATCGGCGTCTGCAACCAAGTCGAAAAGACCGTCTGCACCAACGTTTGCTCCACCAGTCTTGGCAGTGCTGTTGATCGAACGGATAACTTCGCGATTGATTTCAGCGAGGATTTCGGAAGAGAGGATGTTAGCCAACTCAGATTCTGCGTCCAATCCGTGGATTGCTTTCAGATCCTGAGCGAGTTCCATCGTGTACTCAGCCTTCAGTTGACGTGTCTTGGCGGTTACAGTTGCCTTTTCGATTGTGAAACCGAGTTCAGCAGGTGTAGCAGCTTCAGCAGTTGCTGTAGCAGCACCAGCACCAGTTGTGTACGCGGTCTGTGGGGAATCAAGACTTCCGTAAGGATCTGTTCCAGCGTGTGTCGGAGACGCGCCACCAGAGAAGTCTGTATCAGCTTCGTTGAAGAGAGCTTCTGTATCGGCAGTTGTTACGTTACCAGCGCCAGGAGAGTCAACATCGTTGTAACGAGACTTCATTGCGAAGATCAAACCCGTTGGGCCTGACATCGGTTGAACACCAGCAACGTCGTATGCGATCAGGTTCGGCATAGCGCGACGAACCAAGGAGATCAATACGGGATCGTAGTTTGTGATCGAACCTGTGGTCGTGTTATTTTCGTTAAGCATCCCGTTGACACCCCTTTCTTCGTTAAGAGCACGCTCGGTGTTCTCAAGAAGTTTGGCTGTTACGGCTCTGCGGTAGTTGTCCTTGAACTCGGGAGCGTCAGCGTGATCGAGTACAGGAGCCCATTTTTTTATGTCGTTTTCTGCGTTAAACATTTTTATGTTTCCTTTATTTTGTAAGTAAATTAATTACTTGTGGCTGTTTTGTTGAATACGGCTCAGGGAAGACAAATACTTCTGCATTGTCGGAGACAATTCTGCATTAGGATTTCCTTCTCCTTCGACGATAATTTCTGTTTCGTCAGAAGAAACTTCTTCTTCCAACTCTTGTTCGGGCTCTTCCCCATTAAAGAAAGATTCCTTGATTACCGAAACCTTAGTTTCGAAGTTAGATGCATCGACGAATTCGATACCTTCTAGTAGTTTGACAAACTTCGAAGATTGTGTGGAAGTCAGTTCCGAAGTTGCTTCGGAAATAATCTTTTCACGTTGAAGTTCTACAATCTGAGAGGCGAGTGAATCGCGTTCTTCAGATATCGTGAGGAGTTCACTCTTAGTTGCTTCAACATCTTCGCTGAGACTATCAACCAAATCAACCTTGCTTTCTGGTACTTCGATGTAGCTCTCAACGAATAGATCCTTGAGGTTCTTCATGAAGTCTTCAGCAATGTCTGTACGCAACTTGTTGTCAACGTACTCTTGGTTTTCGCTCATCCAATCTTCAACTACATATGTGAGGTAGTTGTCGATCTTTTCGATCAAAGTCTCGCGAATGTATACGACTTCCTCTTGAAGAGAATCTTCGTATGTATTTTCGAGTTCTTCCTTGATCGTAGCGACTTTGTTTGCAACAGCAGCTTCGAAGAGAGTAGATGCCTTGGCTTTGAAGTCTTCGGTAAGATTGGAGTCTGCGTCAGCAAGAACCTTAAGATCCGTTGCAAATGCTTCTTCCATTTCTTCTTCGTCTTCTTCACCATCCATCGAGGACTTAATAGCATCATAAGCGGCCATTAGATCGTCCTTCTTCATTCCCTTCATTTCCTTGTACATGGCGTTGATCATCTCTGCCTTTGTTTGAGGCGGAGCCGACTTTTTAATTGATGCCGCAGTAGTTGCCGCATCTTTTTCACCATCTACATCTTCTTCTTCTATCTCATCCTCTTCTTCATCATCTCCATGCATCGCTTCAAAAGCTTTGACAAGATCATGTTTCTTCATGGATTTGATAGTAGAGAAAGCGTCAGCAAGGATACCTGCCTTAGTTTGAACACCTTCTTCAAGTGTTTCTTCTTCTACTTCTTCTTCAGAAGACTCTTCAATGGTTTCTTCGTCTACTTCGACGGATTCTTCCACTTCTTCTTCGTCATCGTCAGACTCTTCGTCATCGGATTCTTCTTCGTCATCTTCTTCGTGTTCAGCTTCGTTTTTCTTCTTAGCCTCGCCAAGAAGAACATCGAGTACCGAATCAGAAAGGGATTCCTGAGATTCCTCAGCAACTTCTTCAGGTGTATCCTGCACAAGCTCCTGATTCTCTACAAGATCTTCTTCCTGTACGTCTTCGACAACGATTTCTTCGTTCTGTATTTCTTCAGACATTTTGGTTTATACCTTATTTTGAATTTAGAGTTTGGAGAGGAAATCTCTGAAGATTCGCTCCTGAGCCTCAGCTATCTGAGCGGAACCCACCTTCTTAATTTCAATCTCATATTCTTCAATTTGTTGAGGTTTTAGAATACCATTCTCCAAGATCCAATCAACTCCTTCCATGATGCCATTTACAAAGGCTTCTGGGGCGGAGGGGTCTTGAACAATGTCAACAGTCGAAAGAATGTAATCATCCTTTACGAACGTCTTGTTTTCTCTTGATTCAACAGTTCCCATACCACGACTTGAGACACCTAGCTTGCAACCTCCTTCTACGAGGCCTTTCACTATCTTACCCATTGGTGTATCCAAGATAAGTGCCTTTCCAACAACGTTATTACCTTCCCATTTGAGATCAGTAATACGATGTGAAACTTTATCCAAGTTAATTGCGGGGCCTTCGGGATGATTTAACTCACCGACTGCCCGACCCGTCTTAACTTGTTCCTTTACATATTTTCCGGTTGCTGATTCCAGAACCGATTTAGGATAAATTCTTTTATTGCGGTTTTCTTTTTCCGCTTGCATGAAGACGCCTTCAATAAAGACATCCTTGCCACCTTTTCCGTTGGCTTCGGTGATGTACTCTAATTGTACATCCTGTGTTTCCGTTATTAATTTCATCTTAGTTTCCGAAACCTATTGCTGTGCAGGTGAGTGTTGCGGCAGATGTAAGAACCTTTTCAGCATTCTTTTTCTTAAGAGTGACATGTCCAGACGCCGGAACATCAAATGTTGCGATTGTGACTCCTCCACTTGTTTGGAGTGTAACTGTTCCTGAAGTTGTCGTTGTGTTACAGATATAAACGTTCGCGGCTTCAGATATATTTGATGCTGCGGAGTTTGGGGTTTCTTTTGCTGCGAGGGGTGTAATTGTCATTTTTCTGCCTTCTGTTTGAGATAATCTGCCATGTCATCCAGTTGAGATACTGAAATGGCTACTTTGTTTGTCCACCAAGAAGGTAGATCGTCTTCGGGATTCATTCCCGATAAAATTTCTTCCATATTGTTGAGTGCTTCACGAGCAACACGAATACCGCCAAGAGCTGACGCAACGTCGGTGTGTCCGTCCTCTTTTTGGAGAACTTTTTGCGATTCATTTATAAGTTTTTGCCAGTAATCACTCATCATTAGCTTCGTGATAATTCTACTTGTTGTCCTAGTTGAAAGAGATGAAAGTCAATCGTATCTTTTTGATGAGGATTCTTTTTCTTGGGATTACTCTCTCCATCAGAGTACGCTTTATTTGCAATCAAAGACTTTGTGAGTTTTGAATTATCATAGATCTTTCCAAGAAGATCATCAACTTCGGATTGTTTGATCTTATCACTTCCCCCCTTTACAAACTTGTCTGCGGATACTGCTTCATCGATCTGAACATCTTCTTCCATTACAGGAGCAGGATCTCCATCATTGAAAATTTGAGAAGTCAATCCAATACGACGAACATCCATCGCGGTTTCAATCTTTTGTTGAATTGCATCTTTGAACGCATTCAACGCTTCATCTTTATCATTCTTTACAAGTGCGTTAAATATTTTTTCTGACATAATTATTACTATTTATATATTTTTAATTTTCTGTATCACCTTCGTCTTCTTCGTCGTCTATATCACCAGAATCTTTTTCCTTTTGAATCTGATCATCAATTGTCTCAATGTCTTCATCGGATTGGTGTAGAATATTACGGCGAACCCATTCCCGAGAGTAGTATTGACCGATCTGTTCTTCAACTAACTGAAGCATTTCAAGTCTTTCTCTAAGAATCTCAAACTCTTTGAGTTCCGCAAAGTAGTTATCTTCAACGAAGTCAACGTTAATTGTCTCTTCGATGTTCGACCAGTCTTTTGGTTCAATAACTCCCTTGAGGATCAACTGAACCTTCAGAGCTTCAATAAAGATCTTTGAAAATTTCTTTCGAATCTTATCGACAAACTTCTGAAACTTAACTTCATCCCGAGATACTTCGGTTGCCCTACCAAGAGCAAAACCTGTATCCTGTTCAAGACGAGAGATCGGAACATTGAGAGATCTGTAAAGTTTTCTTTGAAAGAAGACAACATCCTCAATCTGACCAAGATTCTCTCCACCACCCAAGGTAGTGATTTCAGTTCCTCTTCCACCTTCTCTTCGAGGTAGATAGAAATCTTCGAGCATCGACATATGTTTACGATCATCGGTGATTTCACCTGTACTTGCATCGTAAACTAACTTGTTGCGGTAACGAGAAACGACACTCTGAACATACTCTTCCGCCTTACCCTTTGGTAAGTTACCTACGTCGATGTAGAAGATACGTCTTTCAGGAGCTCGTGAAACACGATAGACAACCAGAGAATCTTCCATGAATCGCAACTGATTGATCAGTTTGATTGCTTTGTGGAGATAACCGATTGACTTGGTACGAGATGGATCAAAGAGACCGGAGTTGACTGCAATGACCGAATCCTTTTCCAACTTGATTCCTCCGCCAGTCTTCATGTCGCTATTTGACAACACATCTTCAGAGTACAAATAATACTCCGCAACTACCTTCTCATACTCGACTTCGGTCTTGGCGTCTCGTACCTTCTTAACTTCCTTTACCTTACTGATCTTTGTTGGATCAATGTAACGAAGTTCTACGATTCCACGCTTTGGATTCTCTCTATCAACAATGATCTGAAAATAGACTCGGCCATCAATATACCAATTACGAAAGAGATCGTGACCGTTATGATTGAACCGATAAAGAGTTAATATTTTATTAAATTCTTCAATGATCTGCTTCTTGATATTGTCCGGTTGATCCAGATCATCAAGTGAGATATTGACTGGTGCTGATTTATCTCCCGATGCAATAGCACCATCAACGATATCTGTAATCGCCGTATCTGCTTCGGGTTGTGTTGCAACTTCACGATACTTCAAGATAAGATCGTGATCAGATCCTGTTGCCGAATCTCCTAGATCGATATACTGACCGTAAAGACCACCCGAAAAAACCGTTGTCGTCGAAGAACCGTCTTCACTCGGTTTTGGAATCGGTGAAACAATTTCTTTCTTTACTTTCGGGGTAACTTTCTTACTTATATCGTAGCCAAATATTTCCATAAATGTATTTATTCGCCCCGCAAGGATAGACTCACGGGGCGAATAGGTTTGAATTAATATCTAATTAAGAGGTAGTGGCCCAATTACCACCAATTGATTCCCAATACTGATACGCAAGTTCAACTGTGAACTCTTCAATCGCATCATTCGTATCGTAACTCAAATCAATTGCGGCAACATTTACTGGAAATGCTCCACGAATCTGATATCGTTTCGTTACGTTTTCGGACTTATCAAGTTGCTCGATGAGCATGTCTGCTTGATAGTCTGTTGGGTTTACCAGACCAAGATTAGCGTTATGCTCGTTCATACCGTTCATCCAACGTTCAAACGAATTCCGAACACTCATTACAGAATCATTAAGAACTGTAATTGTCCAGTTTTCAAACGTGCGATCTCCGGCAATCTTTAACTGACGACCTCGAAAAGGTACGTCGATTTGTGCGATAACGCTGGCAGGTAACTGAGCTCCCTTGACCAAGAACTGTGTCAATTCACTGTCTCCTCCAGCATATGCCGGAAAGTTTACAGTTGCCTTGAACAGGTTGGGGCGAGCGCCTCCTCCAATAAGTTTTGATTTAAAATCGTCTACTCCTAGTGCCATGATAGTTTTCCTTTCTTTTAACTATTTATATTACTGTCCTCCAGCAATCTCAGAAAACTCAACACCAGTACGAGTGGCGATAAAGTTAAGTGTAATGAAGTTGATCGAACGAGCGGGCTTGATGTAAATATCAGCCACAAAACGATTCGTGTCAATCACTTCTCCGGTATTATTTGTTTCGTCACAAACAACGAGAAAGTCCGTAATACCACGACGACCCTTAACATCCCGTAGGAAAGGTTCTGTCATATTGCGGAACATTGCTCGTGTGAATTCGTCATTCAATTCGAATAACTGATACTTGGAAGCAGTAGAGATTGCTTTTTCCAATACGATAAACAAACGGCGAACGTTGATACGATCAAACGCGCTTGGTTTACTCTGTGCAGTCTTATCACCGAAAAGGAGAGTTCCTTGGCCGGGGAAAGATACAAGAGGATTAACACGAGCCTTATAGAGTTTATCGCGTTGAGATGAAGTTGGATTGTATCCAAGTTTAACTACTCCACGCAATTGACCACGATTGTATCCAGCAGGCGAGAACCAAGGTTCTGCGACATCATCAACGTTTGCAAGAAGACCTGCAACGTGACCAGCCGAACCAATCCAGCGATAAACATCGTTGTACTTGTCGTAAACGTATGCCGCGGTAGAAGATAGGATTCCATAAGAGTTTGTCGTAATTCCATCTGCCCAAGTTTTAGCGTTGTCTACGGCCGCCCCAGCAGTTGATTGAAGTGCTGTTCCATCTGTACCTGTAGTAGGAGGCGAAACGACTGCAACACAATCCTTACGAGAAGTTGCAAATCCACCAGCAACTGCAATAACTGTATTTGCAGCAGCATATCCTAACGCAGTAGAATCAGCGCCCGTAGGCCCGATCAAGATGTTGACATCCAATGTATCGGCATCTCCAAAGGCAGTGGTGTATACTGCGGCCAATGCTGTAGTAGTTGGTGCTGAACCATCGGAACCACCATCCAAGCGGAAGTTATAATCGTCAGCAGGAGAATCCGTATTTGTTGCGCTTATGATGTCTCCACCAGCCCAAATATACTGAGATTCTGTTTGAAGAACATCAACATAGTAACGAGATGTTCCATCGTCTCTTTTATAATTTCCTGTACGAGTTACGGTAAGGTCTCTGAATACTTCGAGAACTGTAGTGGTATCTGCGGTGCCATCACCATTGGTGTCTGCTATGCCGCTGAATTCACCACCCTCGTCAAGAACGACGATGTGAATTTCACCAGCAGCAGGAGCTGCATTGACTGCATTAACGGCAATCGTATTTGCATTTCCCCCAACCGATGGACTATCTTCAGCATAGTTATCACTAGTGATAACACAAACCTTAATTGAGTTGCCGAGAGCGCCAGGATACTTAGCAATGAAGTATGTGTCATTAGCATCTGGAGACTCATCAACCACTTTACCTGATGATAAATAATCATCAGCGTTTTTGATTCGAAGAGTGCTTTCCGGACTGCCCGTAGTGTTTGTTGCATTAAATCCACTAGAATTATATCTATAAACGTTTAATGCGTTTCCGTATTGTAAAAAGGCCGCAGCTTGAAACCACTGACCGTATGTATTATTGTCTGGTTTACCAAAATTGGCAACCAACTCTTTTTCGGATCCAACACTAACAACTTCTTCAACGGGGCCCCACTTAAAGTGACCGACGATACCGCCTATCGAAGTTGATACTGCCGGGATCACGTTTGTCAAGTCAATCTCGTTGACATCGACGCCAGGTGATACTAAAAATCCCATGCGTTTTTCCTTTCAGTTATTTGATTTGAATGATAAGTGTTAAGCATAATAAGGTGTTTTTCAATGATACTATTTATAGTTAATCAAATTTACAGAGACTTCCAGGCCTTTTGTGCTTCAATCATTCGATCATGTGCGGTATTTCCATAAGAAGTTCCGTCATCAATCACACCAAAGGGCGGAATATCATCCTCGATCTCTTGCATCTTTTGATTGAATAGGACATCCTTGAGATTGATATCGCTAATGTTTCCGAAGGCATCCGAAGAAACAAACCATGCAAAGAGAACAAGATTCATTACGAGATCATCATGATTTCCCTGAGCTGCCTGAAAACTGGATCCTTTGACTTCAAATGACGCAAGTTCGCGAATAGTTTCACCATCGTGAATCTGAAGTTTGTCAAGTTCGATTAAGTCCTTTAAATTAGAACATCCAATTCTCTTGACTCTCTTTGTCATCGTAACTCCAATACCACCTCGTTTGACCGATGATTCTAAAAATGTATTCTCATACTCGTATTCATAATACACCGTATTACATACAACTTGACCAGCATCATTATTCTCGATCAGGATCATCGCCTTATTGTACATCTTTGCTATTTTAACAATAATGTCCGGAAAGATCAAAGGAGAAATCTTGTTGTCTCGATAAGTCGCAACCTGCTCAAACTTCCCGTTAGTAATATCAATGACATTGAATGTTGAGTAGTCTTGTCCTCTTCCCTTTGAGACATCTACCATCATCAGATAATGATGACCTTCTACGACCTTGCGATAAATTTTTGTTTCCTGATAGATCTGTTCAGGATTCTCCTCCTTTAAACCAAGAAGGGCGTTTGCGGAGATGAGAGTATTCGAAGATCCAATTGCTTCGTTACCATACTCCTGTCGAAACTGTTCTTCGCTCGTATTGGCGATGGTTTGTTTTTTCCATTTCTCGTCTCGGCCCGGCACATCCCACCAGTCTACTCGAAAGGCTTTAAATTCGTTTCTTCCCTGCATCGCACCTTCAAGTAATCGATAGAAGAGTGTGCCGGTTCCGTTCTGCGTTGAGGTGATAATGACCTTACTTTCCTTACCAGATGAGATAACCGGATAGGTCGAAGTGTAAAAAGTATTTGCATTTTCGACGAACGCGAACTCGTCAAGAAAAAGAAGATTGACCGAGAGACCACGAATCGAACTACCAGATGTTGCTGAAGCGATGATACGAGAGTTGTTCGAGAATTGTAACGATCCTTTGTTTAATTCTTTACATCCAGGCTGAAGAAAAAATGGAAGATTCTCCAGTGCCAGAGTAACACGCGATAACATTTCACGAGCAGTAGATCCCTTATTCGCCAGAATCGCAATGGTCTTTTCGGAGTTAAAGATCGCATACCAGAGAATGTAAACCACACAAGAGATCGACTTACCCGATTGCCGACACGCCAGAACAAGATTGAAACGATTCTCGTTGAACTGTTCAAACATCTCCCTTTGATAAGGATAAGGTTTGAAGGGTTGCAGTCCACTATCCAATGTAATGATCTTTACATAGTTTTCCGCAAAGTAGATCGGATCATTCATACACTTGATATACTCATCGACTTGCTCTTGAGTATAATCTTGTGGAAGTCCGTCTCTCTTGACTAAAGCGTTACCAAGGTATCCGCCTACTTCATTCATCAGTATCACGATTCTTCAAAAACTTTTGTAACTCATTCGTTGAGCCTACAAAGATTGCATTATTTGTGGTTTTTCCGTTTGATTCTTCTTTGGATTGAGTGATGTCCTTTCGCGTCTTCTGAAGTTTTACGAGATCCTGTGACATCTCGGATGCCTGTTTGATCATAGTTGAAAGAACTTCAAAGGCTCTAGGATGTTCGGTTTCAGAGGCAAGTGCCATCATATTTTGAATTGCTTCGGAACTCATATCAATCAGCTCCTTCATCTTTTGCCGAGAATACTCTACATCGGTCTCTGTATCATTGTTGATTTCTCCCTGATCAACATTAGATTTGATCTTTTGAGGAACGACCTTGGTAGTGACCGGAAGATTTTTTTCTAAAGCAGCAACAATGTCATTTTTATCACGGGGAGGCATAATCAAAACCAAACGTTGTTGTTATATCTGCGTCAAATGGAGAATTATCATTGACAGCCGCAATTCTTACATTTTCTTCACCAACTGGATTAGAAGTCTTAATTGTTGGACTATCATCAGAATTTAATAGTTTACTATAGTAGTAAGTATCGACGATGCGAATAATCTTACCTTCGGATGTTGTTCCGGCAAATCGAACACGCATCTCAAAGTCAAGTGTATAGACTAGAGTTCTTCGAGACTCAAAGGATCCTTCGTACTCATCTGAAAAAGAAACTCCATTGAGAACGATTGGTACGTCAGTTGACGTATCGGGCCCCTCCATATTCTTTATCGCAACAGTATACTCGGGTGTAAAAGAGGGAAGAATCTGTTCAAAGATCTGTAGAGCGTCGTCTTGGTTTGTTGCTAAAATGTTTAATTGTATTCCCAACTTATAGGGAACACTTTGCATTACCGTATTCTTTTTGACACTGTTTCCATCAACCGGAAACAATCTTTTGTTCATACGATTGAGTTTTGCGGTCGTATCGTAGGAGATCGAAGTAATCTCAAATCCCATCCTTGGAAGTTTAATTGCAATACTCCTTGAAGCAACTTCATCTCTTTCGGTGTTAATACGAGCAAGGAACTTCGACTTCGGCCCATACGCCAACGGAACTCTTTCCATACTACCACCTTGTCGCACAATCTTTATGTTGTTAAAGATCGTACCAAAGACGGCAACCGCCTTCTTCATGGTTTGATTGTAAAAGTATTGTCCGTTAAGCATCTTAAGTTGTTACGTTGATTTCTCCAAAAGGATTGGACTCACTAAAGTCAATGAAAGAGTTGCCCATTGTTTCAAAGTCCACATTCTGTGCATCACCATCATTATCGTCAATGGTAGAGAATCCATCAATTCCTGTAATGGGATATGAAGCACCAGAGTCTACTCCCACAAGATTTCCAATATTTCCTGCCGTTACACCAAACTGAGTAGTGCTGCGTTCCGGTGAGTCAAAGGATGTGGTAATACTTGAAACATCGACATATCCTGTTCCATCAGCCGAAACCTCAGCTGTAATAACCGTTTGTGGACTCTTATCTCCAAGACCTTGTGTAACATCTTCTCCGATGTTGTACGTACCAGATCCAGAACCCAAAGTAAGTCGAGTCCTTGTTGCGAACTCTGTCTCAAACTTATCAATCGCATCAACACCTGTGTCAATTGCCTGATTATTGTACTCAAAGAGTTCACAAGTAAGTTTGAATGTAGGAAGGTTCTGTAGTTGGTAGAAGGGCGTTTCGTCTTCAACAAAGGAGATCTCAAAGAGACCATTGACCATCGGAAAGTAAATAAGATCACCTTCTTTTGGTCGTGTCGCAGATGTACCTCCGGTCGTATCAAATCTTCCAACGAGATCCTCCCAACGACGGCCCGAAACAATCAGATTCATCTGATCGCGTACTTCAACACCAAACTTGCTCAGGAGATCACCATCACCCGCATATCCATCGATATTCTCAACGTATGCCTCAATCATATAAGAATCACCGAACTGCGACAACGCATCCTCACTGAAAATTGCGTTTGTGTTGACTATTTTCCTTGGAATATAGTAACAATCGTGTCCATAGATCTTAAGAGACTCTATGATAAGATCTTCATAAAGTCTCTTCTCGGCTGTAGTGCCTTGACTGAAGTATACGTTGCGTGGCATATTATCCTACGATGAAATGTGGAGGCGCTTCATAACGAAGCTGCATTTCTTCTTCGATCTTTAAAATCTCGGTATTTGCGTCATCAAAAATTTGTCTTCCGTTGAATGTAACTCCGCCCGGAAGTTGCATACCTTCGAACTTAATGAGATTGAGTCCCCACTGTCTCTTAAAGAGAGCGGTTGTGTATTTTTTGAGAAACATGTCGTTATACACATCGGTAAAAGACTCGGGATCAATTGCTTCATACCCATCAAAGACCACGTATTGTCCCACATCTAAATCCTTCAAAATATTAGCGTGAAAATTTACACGATTTTTATGACGGGAATATTCGATCATCTCGTACATTCCATTGATGTTGCGATCAATAAGAGACATAAACTGTTTTGTCATCTCATAATTAACCACACCACCATAAGATCCTCCAAGATCAAAGATATCGTTTAAATGTATTTGATAATCTACCGAAAAAAGACCTGTCGATGATTGAGCCGTTGTGATCGTAAAGACATTATTGATCGTAAAGATCTTGGCCGAGTTTGGTACTTCGATATAACCATTATCTTTATCGGTCTGAGTGACAACATGTTTTCGCAAGTTACGAACAATCGCATCACTATGATACTCTTGATAGAATTGTAGTGATTCATCGACTCTATCTTCAAGTTGATCATCATCCACATTGATTTCTATTACAGGATGACCAAGAGCTCGAAGACAGTAGTCAATATGTTGTTGTCGTGTTGCTGGTGTTGCCATATTCTCTATTTATAATATTACGAACTACTAAACTCTCCTTTTAACTTTTTTGGGAAAATTCCTCTCCAAATACGAGACATAGTTTCAGGTAATCCTCTTCGCAGATTTGAAGGAGCCTCGGGAATACCAGCATAGATAGAAGCTGTATTTGTATAAGAGGAATCTCCAAATTCATTACTCGCTTTTACACGATAATAATATGTTTGACCCAAGGTGAAGTTGGTGTCCGTATAATAATTGATATTAGTATCAACTGTTGCTATTTGAGCGAAGGATGAATTATCGGTTCCTCTCTCAATTATGAAACTACTCTCGTTGTCCGAGTTATCGTCCCATGTTAGATTGATCTCTTGGGCGTAGGCGATTGACGCAAACACCAGAGAAAATAATATAGTTAGTTTTTTCATATTCATTTTTAATATCCATATTTAGATTTCGTCACATTGTAATTACTTAATATTGTAGCGGCAGAAAGTTCAGAATTGTAAAGTTGTATTTCACCAACTCTACCATCT